CACGTACACCGACAACAAGGGCATTTGAGATGACAGGAGTAATAGCGGCAATCCCTGACAGGCGAATTTCACAGGGCATAGCGCAGAAGTTCGGCGTTACTGTGGAGTTCTCACCAGAGGGACAAATTGTCAAGCATCACTACCCGTACTATGATAAGGACAGCAACAAGCCGACAGGGACGAAGGTTAGACAGGTAGAGACCAAGGGATTCTACGCGACAGGGAACTTCGATAACGTAGGCTTGTTCGGTCAGCAAGCATTCAGGGAAGGCGGTAAGTACATTACCATCACAGAGGGAGAGGCAGACGCACTAGCAGTCAGTGAGATGTTCGACGGCAAGTGGCCTGTAGTGTCTATCCGCTCAGGTGCGGCAGGAGCTAGTAAGGACATCAAGGCCAACTTGGAATGGCTAGAGTCGTTCGACAACGTAGTGATATGTTTCGACAATGACAAGGCAGGACAGGAGGCGGCACAGTCAGTGCTTAACCTGTTCACACCTAACAAGGCTAAGAACGTAGTGTTACCCTTGAAGGACGCAGGGGATATGCTCAAGGCCAAGAAGATACAGGAGTTCACTAGGGCATGGTGGGACGCTAAGGTCTACAGACCGGACGGGATTGTCTCAGGCTTGGATACATGGGACTTGCTACAGGAACAGAAGGACATCAAGTCGATACCCTATCCGTGGGAATGCTTGAATGAGTTCACACACGGATTCAGACCACGGGAACTGGTCACGATAACGTCAGGTTCGGGCATGGGTAAGTCTCAGATTATGCGAGAGCTAGAGCATTACCTGTTGAAGAACACCGAGGACAACGTAGGTATCTTGGCACTAGAGGAAGACGTACCGAAGACTACGCTAGGCATTATGTCTATCGAGGCTAACAAGCAGTTACATCTACCGGACGTAAGGAACTCCTTGGTAGAAGGTGAGGAACGCGGTTACTGGGAAAAGACATTCGGCTTAGATAGAATACACTTACTCGACCACTTCGGAAGTACCAGTGAGGACGACTTGCTAGGGCGCATCAGGTACATGGCTAAGGGCTTGGACTGCAAATGGATTATCCTAGACCACCTCAGTATCGTAGTTAGTGACCAGAGCAACGGCGACGAGCGTAAGGCAATCGACAGCATTATGACCAACCTGCGGAAGATAGTGCAGGAGACAGGAGTCGGGTTATTCTTGGTGTCACACCTCAGACGACCATCAGGGCAGAAGGCGCACGAGGACGGAGGAAAGATTAGCTTAGGAGAGCTAAGAGGTTCAGCGGCTATCGCACAGTTAAGTGATATGGTTATTGGATTGGAGCGAGACCAACAACACGCAGACCCAGAGACACGCAACACTACCTGTGTCAGGGTGCTGAAGAACAGGTTTGTTGGACTCACAGGAGCGGCTTGTTACCTGTATTATGATGCAGAGTCGGGTCGTATGATTGAAACATCCTGCCCTGTTGATGAGGGTAAAGTGGAGTTCTGATGAAGCAGATAGTCTTTGACATTGAGGCGAACGGCCTAACCCCTGATAAGGTTTGGTGTATCGTGGCCTGCGACATACAGTCAGGTGAATTTACAACATGGTCAGGAGACGACCTACATTGTTTCAAGGACTGGATTAAAGAGCAGGACGAGCTAGAGGTCATTGGTCACAACATCATCGGGTATGACATTCCAGTATTGGAACAGCTACTCGACGTAGACTTCAGCAAGTGTAAAGTAACAGATACGTTAGTTATGTCCAGACTGGCAGAGCCATCAAGACAAGGCGGTCACTCATTGGAGAACTGGGGTCAGTTACTAAACCAACCGAAAGGAGAACACAGTGATTGGGATAATTTTTCTCAGGATATGGTGGAGTATTGCCGCCAAGACGTTAGAGTTAATGAACTGGTGTACCATAAATTATTTCTTGACCTTGCAAATTTTGGAAATCAAAGCATTGTGCTTGAAGGTGAAGTACAAAGGATTATTAGCAAGCAAATTAAGAACGGATGGGTACTAGACCAAGAGAAGTCTTTTATATTATTAGCAGAACTAAAGGAGAAGAAGTATGACCTTGAAGACAAAGTGCATCAGAATTTCAAACCGCTACCAACATTTATCAAAGAAGTTACACCCAAAGTTAAGAAAGATGGTACGTACTCGGTTGTTGGGCTTAAATTTCTAGGCGAACAGTGGACGACAGCAGTAGCACCATTTAGCAGACTGGACTACCCAGAGTTTAACTTAGGCTCACGACAACAGATAGGTCGTTACCTACAATACTTCGGATGGAAACCAGAGACCTTCACAGAGAAAGGACAGCCAATCGTTGATGAGAGCGTTCTTAACAAGGTGAAGGGTATACCGGAAGCGGAGCTTATTGGTGAGTACCTTATGGTACAGAAGCGCATCGCGCAGATACAGAGTTGGTTGGACGCAGTTCAGGATAACGGTAGAGTGCATGGTTATGTCAACGCTAACGGCGCAGTAACCGGACGTATGACACACTCTAAACCCAATGTTGCTCAAGTACCGGCAGGTAATGCACCCTACGGTAAACAGTGCAGAGAGGTTTGGACAGTGCCTACAGGCTACAAGCTAGTAGGTATGGACGCAAGCGGCTTGGAATTACGTATGCTTGCACACTACATGAACGACAAAGGATATACTAATGAAATTCTCAATGGAGATATTCACACGGCAAACCAGTTGGCTTCGGGCGTTGAAACTCGAAACCAAGCAAAGACTTTTATCTACGCTTTCCTTTACGGCGCAGGAGATGCGAAAATCGGAAGTATCGTCGGAGGAAGTGCAAGAGATGGTAAGCGACTTAAGGAGAAGTTCCTCCGAAATACGCCTGCTCTTAGAAAGCTACGAGAACGAGTTGGAGTGGCTTCAGGAAGAGGTTATGTTCTTGGACTGGATGGGCGAAGGGTCGCTGTACGGTCAGAACACGCGGCACTAAATACTCTCCTACAGAGCGCAGGTGCAATCGTTATGAAGAAAGCACTGTGCCTACTGGATGAGTACGCCACCCTACACAAGATTGATTATAAGTTTATAGGAAACATACACGATGAAATCCAGACGGAGGTCGCAGAGAAGGACGCAGAAAGGTTTGGATGGCTCGCAACTGCTTGCATTGAAGCGGCAGGAAAACACTACAACCTCAACTGCCCTTTGGCAGGGGAGTACCAAGTCGGAGGAGACTGGAGTGAAACCCACTAAAGCGGACAGGAAGAAGTTTGACATTGATTTAGCATACGGCGAGGTAAGGGAAGATAAGATTGCTGATATGCTAACCAACAAGAAGATTGAAGTTAAGTCAGAGAAAGACCTCTGGCAGAAGACAGGAAACATTTGCATAGAGTATGAGTCATGGGGTAAGCCATCTGGGATTGAAGCCACAGAGTCTGACTACTGGTTCCATAATCTATGTGTAGGGGACGAAGAGTATTGCACCTTGGTGTTTGATACAAAAGTCTTAAAGAAAATAATTAGTGCTAACAAGTTCAGGTCAGTGGCAGGAGGCGATAACAACGCCAGTCGGATGTACCTGATTCCGTTAAACAAACTGTTCTTACCGGAAGCCATACAAGGATTCAAGGAATTAGAAGATGAAAACAACTGAGACTCTAGTAGACGATATATACGCCCTGATGGAAACAAAAGACGCAGACCCATCAGTAGACGTTGAAGCGGAGATTGAGAAGTACGGAGAGAACATTAAAGCCCTGATGCGTACAGAGTTTGGCAGAGAGAAGCGAAAGGATAACCGGACGCTCAGACTGTCGAACATAGGACGCACAGACAAGTACCTGTGGAATCACGTACACGGTACTGATAAAGAGAAGATACAGCCACACACCTACGTCAAGTTTATGTATGGTCACATGGTTGAGGAGATGTTGTTGTTTCTCACACGCATGGCAGGACACACAGTCACAGACGAACAGAAGGTATGTAATGTAGGCGGTATCGTAGGACACATGGACTGCAAGATTGACGGTGTAGTGACGGACGTTAAGTCAGCTAGTGCTTTTGGCTTTAAGAAGTTTAAGGAAGGGAAGATACTCAATGACGACCCCTTTGGTTACGTAGACCAGATTAGAGCCTACGCACACTCAGAGAAGAGTCGTGACATTGGTTGGTTGGCTATTGATAAGACTAACGGTCACCTTACGTTCCTAAAGTACGACATGGACGGCAAAGAGTTCCAAGCCTACGAAGCCTTCAATGGCACAGTAGTAGAGCGAGTAGAACGCTTAAAAAAGCTCGTAGAGCAACCAGAACCGGAGGTGGTTTGCTATCAGCCGCAACCAGATGGCAAGTCAGGAAATTTAAAGTTGGCTGTTGGTTGCTCTTATTGCCAGTACAAAAAGCATTGCTATCCAGAGTTAAGGCTGTTCAACTATTCCTACGCTCCTAAGTATCTTTGCAAGGTAGTCAACGAACCTAACGTACAGGAGTTGAGCCTCGATGAGTAAAAAGAGATTTAGGTCAGGATTGGAGTCAGCACTCTACGACCAACTAAACAAAGAGTTTCAGTACGAGCCATACAGGTTACCTTACACGATACACAGGAAGTACGTACCGGACTTTGTACATGAAGGCAAGAGCATACTAATCGAGGCAAAGGGTTACTTCAGGGTAGGCGACACACAAAAGTACACCGCCATCCGAGACTCAATGCCAGAGTGGGAGTTAGTGTTTGTCTTGTCAGACCCACACAAGAAGGTACGTAAGGGTAGCAAGATGACTATGGGACAGTGGTGTGAGAAGGAAGGCTTTGCTCACTTCACTGTAAAGACCACTAAGGAATTACTAAAGTATGTGAGGGATAAAAATGTCGTTTGAAGAATACAAGGAACAGTTCCTACGCGACCACGACGAGATAACTATATTAGAAGTGCTAGAGATAAACGGTGAGGAACTGTTGGAAGCATTTGAAGATAGATTGATTAGACATAGAGAGGATACTTATGAGCATTGACGAAGCAACACCAGAGATGTGGGACAATCTACGTACAAAGTACAAGGCGTTGGTAGAGGAAGAGTTGAAAGATGACGACAGGCAAGAGTACTTCCCCGACCCTGTAGAAAGCCCAGTGCATTACAACACAGGTTCCGTAGAGTGTATCGAAGCTATCAAGGCTAGTATGTCCGACACAGAGTTTGAGGGTTATCTAAAGGGTAACGCTATGAAGTACCTTTGGCGC